GCATTAATATACCAGTTTGGATGATACCTACGGACAAGTCCTAAACCATCAGAGGCTGTACCAGTAGAAAGATTTGGCGATACACCTTCGTAGAAGGATTGAAATACCGACTGATTTTCCCATTTAGTAAACCATTTAGCTAATTGAGGTCTTGCTTCGTCCATTAACTTGAACACTTTTTGACGTTGTTCACTCATTGAACCAGACTTTTTCATAACTGCTTTACGATACTGGTTACAGTATGCACGCAACCATCTCATAGACTGGTCTTCTCCTGTTCCTTTTAGCACAGTATCACCATATACTGGTGAGCCTGTTAAATCACTCAAGAAAGGAATAAGCATATTGTCTCTACCTTGAGCAACATAGTCGCTTAAGATTTCCATTGGATTACCTGATGGAGTGTATACGGTGTTACCGTTGTCATCCGAGGATATATCCACATTTCCAGAGAATTTTGCCCAGAAAGTATTATACCAACTTTCTTTCCTTAACAATGAGTTTAGAATTTCTACATTTGCAATAAATGATTGTGAAGATTCCATTTAAAACTCCTTATTTCATTATAGTTTATAACTTACGTTATGTTTTTATTTATTAGTTATTAAGCTGTCCATATAACTTTTGAAGTTCGCTTACTGATAAATTATCGAGAGTGCTGCGGAGTTCTTTTTTATTCATGTCAGCAACACGAATAAGTTTAGCGTTTTTGCCAGTACCTCTTACATCGACTTTCTCTGTCTGCTTGGCTGAAGCATTTTGAATGTCTTGTCTAGCTTTTCGCTCTCCTGCCATCTGGTAGTTTTTAGCTACCTTCCCTACCCCAAACTCATCAATCATGGCTTTGTGGTAGGCTCTCTCGGTTAACAGCCCATTTTCAGTATATCCCTTCGCCAGTTCACTTACAGCATTGAACTCATCATCAGATACTTCAATCCCATCCGTATTAAACCTTTCTTTCATTGTAGAAACAAAGGCTTCATTATCTCGACCATTAAGTCTCGATTCTAGATGTTCTTGTGTGCGTTTGTTTATCAAGTCGTTTTCCATTTCCCTTATGAGTGTCTTCTGTGTTTCCACAGCGTCTATGTCATATGGGTCAACTTCTTCCAGTTTAACTTTCTCAGTAGAGATAGCGTCTTGAACATCGTTTGCACTAAGTCGTTCCAAAAGTTCAGATTCAGACAAATTATCGTCATCGGCTGTTAACTGTCTAAGTTGACCAATTTCGCTAGACTGGTCGCCAATCATCTTTTGGGCGTTGACTACCATGCTAACAAGGTCTTCTTTTGACTTGTCGTGGAACGGAGATGTTTGTTCACTTTTATCGGTGGTGCTATCATCTGATTCTGATAAGTCCTGATTTGATTCTCCCCCTTGAGGGTCTGCGTCATTATCATCATCACCTGATGTGCTGTTAATATACAACTCACCGTCTTTTTCAATTAATTGAACAGTAGGTTCGGATTCTTCTTTTTCTTGAGTCTTCGGGGTAATTTGATTGTCAAGTGCATTTAACTCTTTTTGTAAATTTGGGTCTACTTGTGCTTTGTTATCTTGGGTTTCTTCCATTTTTCTTTCCTTTGTTGATTATATTACTTCTCTTTGCTCTGTATATATTCCTTAATGAATCTTCTTTTGTGTACTTGACTTTGTTTTCAAAGTCCTTTTCAACAATTTTATCGTGTTTAATAATAGGTATGTTTATAATATTATTGAAAGTCATTATTTGTTCTTTTTTCCTTTTCCCCAATTCATAGGATTTAAATTTAACGAAATTTCTTTTTCATAGAACTTTACCTTGTCTTCTAACTCTGCTCTTTTCGAAGCTTCTTCAATTGTATGTTTTGCCAATAAATCCTCAATAACTGTATCCGCACTAACAAGTTTATCTTCAAGGTTTTGAATCCTATTCTCCATCCTAAAACCATAGTAACTAATACTACAAACAAGAAATAATATTTGAAATAACCACTTAATATTAAGATGAATAGAAAAGTTATCGTCAATAACATCAGCCCTATAACTTCTCGCAGTCTTAGCATCCTCGCTCATCTCTTATTACTATATTACCATCCACAATGCCATCCCAGTCTCTACCACAATATCAGCCATTGTATTGTACGCCCATCTTTTTTTAGTTCCATAAGTCCTAGAAGTTCCCTCGACAAATACTTCAAAGATTTCCCAAAGAACCCCTATTATAAAAACTCCCATGACGCACCAAAAAGAACTCCAGTCCAACCATTGAAATATTTTACAAAAAAAAGCTCCTGCGCCAATATGGTAAGCTGTCCAACCATCTAGTTGACCAGTTGATAATTGCCATTTTACTAATTTAGCTAATGGGTTATTCATTTTATCTTGAGTATGCTTTTTTGTAAACTTTTTTCTTTGCTGTTTTAGCAGAATCTTTAAAATCTTTAGAAGTTGGTGCGCCTTTTGCTCCAACTTTTTTCATTTTTTCATTGCTACCAGCTTTAATTCTTTTCTTTTTAGCGTTTATATTTGCGTATAATCCTCTTTTCATAACAACTCCTTTTTTATTAACATCTACATTTCCATTTTCTTAAAGCTAAATTAATCCTAGAATCAGGGTCGTTAGCTGTTTTAGCACTTGTTAGTTTTTTCTTCATCCCACACATTCTAGCACAGAAACTTGACTTTCTCGATTTCTGCTTACCTTTTGGGTTACTAGATGTTACTGGAGGCTTTAATGTTCCACCAGTTTGAGCTTTGTAACTTGCCCTACCTTTTGCGTTTAATCCACCAGTTTTAGATTTTCCAGATTTTTTTTGCCATGCAGCAGTATACTTTTTTTTGGCAGCCATTAACTAACACCTTGTTTTTGTGCATCCAACCTTATCTTTTCTTCATCTGTAACCATTCCACGTTCTGTCTTCATATTATCTAACGTCTGTTTTGTTGAATCTAATTCAGATTGCCTTTGAGCTGACTCTGATTGCATTTGCATTGTTTGGTCTATGTATTCTAAGAATTTTTCAGAACCAGTTATTGGTGCATTCTCTACTAAAGTTCTAACATCAACTAATTGAGGGTTAATAGAACCTATTAAGTTTGCCATTGCAACCATACGGTTGAAGTTATCTTCTTTTTGAGTTATGTTGCTCTCCCCCTCATCTAATTCAACATACAATGAGGGGTTACGAACATCGTTAAAGACTTGTGAGCCAACACTAAGGTTCATTATTGTTTCATTAAACTTCCCTTCTTCTTTAACACGAATAACTCTATCCATTTCCGAATAGACATAGTTAAAATTGTCTACAAAATCTTTTGCTAAAGTTTTTCTTAATCTACTTAAATTTTTAAAATATGGGTTTATTGCGGCCGCAGCTCTTTGTACTTTTTGTTCAAATAAAACACCTGACTCTCCACTTCGTGCCGTTTCTCCTTTCATTGCTTCTGATACCAATGAAACTCTTTGAGCAAAAGCCACACTATTTTCGGCATTTAACATAATGTCTGGTGGCAAGGAAGAGGGTGAAAGTCTTTGAGGAAGAATTGCAGGGTTATTTAACTCATAAACCATGTTAGGTTGATTCCCTTTTTCTTTCAAAGCCTTTATTGTTTCTTTCTCACGTTTATCAATAAAAACACCACCTGATAAAATTTGAGTTACATAGTCTCTTACTTGAGACTTAGCTTTGTTTACATCATCTTGTATGTCTAATAAATGGTCAACAAGTGATGTCTGTTCATTTATTTGAACATTGTAACTATAACTCCAAACAGGAAAACAATCAAAATTTGACGTTGGGTTTTCCATATCTTCGTCTTTAACTACTAAATTTTTAAAATAAGGAATAATTGTTGTTGTGTGTATTTGGTCTCTATTAAATCTTTTCACAACCATTAAACTTGGATTTTCTTTTTCAGCTCGTTTATATTCTTGTTGAGTCATTATTTTATAATCATTGCCATCAAAAGAACTAACCATTTTCATCGTGACACGCTCTTGCATTTCAAGAACACGATACCTGTCATTTATTTTATCATAATTTTCAAGATTTGAAGAATATGTTTTGTCTGTCATCCTTCTTATTGTTTCAGATAAAGATTGATACCACGCCTTTGACCTTTCGACTTTCATATCGTGAGGGTCAATACTATATTGTTCACTTATAACGTCTAAAGACTCCCATCCTTCTTTTACAAGCCACCTACAATGTTTTAGCTCGTAATCGTTTGCTCTTGTTTCTGGGTCTATATATACACGAAAATTATTTAGCACATCGTATTTAAAATCAAGATAACCTTCTTCGTTTATCTCCCAACTTCTCTGTATCCAACCACCTAGTTTTGTAGACAAAGCATCGATAAAAGCTATTTGAAGTTTATCTTCTAAATCTTCTTCATCAATAATTGCATTCCACCTGCCTTGCAATATATCTGTTACTTCTACAGATTCAATTGTAGTTGGTTTAAATTTTGCAGTCTTTCGGTTTAATTGCTCGTTTCCTACCAACGTACTTATTATAGGGGTAATTATATTATATTTAAGTAAAGGTTTCTTGTATTTTTTAGCGTTATTTCTTTCTTGAGAAGTAAAGGTATCTCCATTAACATATCTTACTGCCTTCTCAGAATCTTTCCTTGCAATTTCAAATGAATCTCTACTATACTTCCATGACTTTAAAACTTTATCAGCTTGCTTAGATAGTATACCTGCTGCATATTGTGAGCCTGAAGGTGAATCGTTAGTATACGCATCTTTAGCCATTATGCTGTTTTCCAATTTGTGTTTTCATTTGATTTTTTATCATTTTGTCTAAAACGCCATCCTTTTTTACGTTTTTCATATATAGCAAGGCTTGGCAAGACCTTTAATGCTCCATATCTCAAAGCATCATAATGATGGTCATCAGCTTTCGTATCAATATCTTCAGGGTCGTTTTGTGCTGATGGTAAATTAGGGAATGTTTCTATACATTGTAAACAATTTTCTGTGAATCTAATTCGAGGAAATCCTTCGTCTGGTTGTTCTAAACCTTCATAAACAATTTTAGCACCAGACTTTCTATCGTTATTTCCTTTTGATAAATAAATTCCATCATCCCCATAAAAATCAGCTGGAGAATATAGCATCCCTTCTTTTTCAGAATGTTTTGTCCAATAAGCTGGGTCAGCAATATCGTCATCAAAGTCTTCAGGTTTTAATTTATAAGTATCCCATGTGTATTTATTTACTAAACTTGCTTGTTTAGAGGCTGATAATCCAGTTTCTGTTATTTCATCAAATATTATCATATTTTGGTCTCTATCTACTGCCGCAAACAAACAGACAAACGGAGCTTTAGTACCATAGTCATAAAATCTGTAAAGGGTATGAGTGCTAACTCTAAAATGCACATTAAATTGAAAATAAGAACTAGGTATTACATGGTTCATTGGATTCCAATTATCAAAATATGTACCAGCAAATACATCCCATCTACCTTCTAACCACATAGCTCTTAATACTGGATTTAAATTTTTAAGTTTTCGTACATAGTTAGGGTCATTTTTTAAAAGAGTTGGATTGTCAAATACAGTTGCTGGTATAAAATGAAAACTAATACCCTCTTCATCTATAAAAGGTTTTCCAGTTTTTTGATTTTGAAAAGAAACATCAAACTCTTCATTGTATCTTGGTGTTTTAGATGGGACTGGAGGGCATCTATCAATAAATTTTCTTTTTAACCATACATGACCAATGTTACCCGGATTTGAGGTTAAGCATATTTGAGGTTGCAACAACTGATTATCTGTACGAGCTGATGTTGAAAGTTCCTCAATCCAATCTTCTGGAAATTGGTTAGCCTCATCGACTCCAATAAAATTGTAGTTACCACCAATGTAGTTATCCAAAGCTCTTCTATCTTGGCAATGGACTAAATATATCTTAGCACCACTTGGAAAAACATAACATTTGTTTCTCTCTTGCCACCTAGCGTTATACAATTTATAAAGTTTATCACATTCAGGTTTTAAGTTTCTTTCAAGCTGAGGGAATGTCCTTCTCATCAGAATACCAATATAATCGGGAAAATCAATTGATACAGCATCAACAACTGTCTTAACTGCCTTACCCTCAGCTTTAAACTTTTTCGCTTCTTTTAGCTCTATTTTTCGTTTCAGTCTTTCGTAGTGATAAACCCTTGGTACTAATGCAGCTTTCCAAGCAAGCATAAGGGATTTACCTCCTCCCCTTGCTCCACCATAGAATATCCAGTTAGCAGTAGATTTTAAAAATTCTGTTTGCTTACCACTATGAGGTCTAAACTTATATTTACCAGTCATCGTTACCTCCCCTATCTGATTCTTGCACATAAGCTCTACTATTACTTCTTATGGAGTCAAGGCTTCTTGTACTAAGGTTCTCTTTGTCTGCTATCTCCCATGAACGCACAGCTGCTTGCCAATCTTTCATTTTATTCTTACCAACCATCCAACCTTTAGATATATAAAAATTAACAAACTTAACAGCATTGACTGAGTTCTTCCTTTCTTTGCAATAATTGATAACCATTTCTTCTGATGGAATTTCAAACACCTTTCTTTTTATTTTTATAGAACTATTATTAATAACTTTATCTTTATCTTTATCTTTAGCCCCTTCCATTTCTTTGGATGCCCCTAGTATGACCCTAGTATGACCCTTACTAGCTTCATCTAAGGGTCTAAATAAATTATCATACTTTTTGATTCGGTCATAGACAGACTTATGGACTCTATTGCTAAGATTTAATTTGTCTGGATGAGACACTTTATATTGGAATTGTAAAAATTTAGGAATAAACCACTTCCCATTTTCTAAATACTCAATTCTATCTGAAAATATTTCCATTAACTTTTTTTCATCAATATCTTCACCTACAAATATACTCATTATATCTATATCTGGTTCAAAAAAACCAGCATGGTCGCATTGACTTATTATATACCACCACGCACTCTTATACTTAGGGGTTAATCTTCTAAACCACCTCTTCTTCCAAATATCTGTATCAAAATACCTCTTTGCCATCTTCTTCCCTCTCTCTTTCTTTGTATGTGTTACTATCTAATTTAATACGTTCAATTAACCCTTGTCTTGTATCCGATTCTGCAATCGTAATATAACGACCAGACTTAGTCTTCTTTTGTGCGTAGAACTTCGGCTCTCTCTTCTTTACCATTTTTGTTTAACCATTCCATAACCTCTTTTAAATTATACCTAATTAACTTTCCACCACTACTTGTATTATTAATAGCAGTAGGGATAGGATTATCTTGATTCCTCCACTTATACACGCATTGCCTAGACACTCCCAATACGCCACATAACTCACTTGTCTTTAATAACTCTAGCATTTTTAACCTTTTTTATTGTCTTTTTGAGCAAAACCTGCCCCTAATGGACTATTATACACTTGGACATCCCAATCTGGTTCAGGTGATTCTAAATCCTCACCGCAATCAACACAGGTTAAAGACTCTGGTGTATTCGTATCTCTCTCTGCTGGCTGATACTCTGTATTAATATGCTCACAGAAACTATCCTTTTCCTCTAATTCAATAATCATACATTCCTCTCTTCTCTTTTTATTTTGTTTATACTACTAGTAGCCTTCTCATCCCTTATTACTAAGGCAGTACCACATATTATAAACATGAAGACTACACCTAAAATAAACCCTATGACGAAAGCTACCATACCCTATTTTACTACACATCAGTAACATATGTCAACCCATTTAAAAACACCTAAAATATAACAATACTAGACATATATATGAGAAGGGGGGGTGACCCTTTGACTGGGGGGGTCGAGATACACCATATGTTTTTATACTCGCACATTGACCCAGCATTTAACCTCTAGATATGCCATCATGGCTCATTACAGCACCAATTGACCTTTTATATATGCCCACCGAGGAGAAACTTCATAACATAATACTTATAATGTTATATAAAAAAAATAAGGATGGTATCCT